TGATACATCCTTGATTGATCTACTTGAAGATGAAACACAATTGCCGGAGCTTCTGCTTGAGCGTGCTTTTATTAAGGAAGACGTTCAGGACTTAATCAAAGATCTACCCGAGATGCAGGCAGCTGTAATTTCGATGCGTTATGGCATCGGCGATGATTGTATGGAACCTATGTCAATGACTGCAATTGGTCAAGTGCTTAATATGTCCCGTGATCGTGTTCGCACATTAGAACAAAAAGCTATTCGCAGTTTGCGTGAAATGAAGGAGGATGTTTCTAATTATTTGTAATTTACAATAAGAGTAGGTTTGAATTATGTGAGCATGGACGTCACAAACGAAGTTAATAAGTTAATCCAGAATANGGGCGGGAGTGGCACAACCAATCCTGCTNATGCTGCTAGNAGNAGATCTCTTAACTATGCAAAAAGCAGAAATAATATTCACAATGCTGCGAACGAAAAAATCACAGCGATTCCTTACCAGTTAACTTACAAAGATACCGTTGGTTTATTTGGTGCAGAAAATGTTTTCATCAAGGTTCAGCTAAATATTCAAAGCGCTTCCTCTGCGTTCACCAATATAACGACATTGGAAAACGATTACTTACCTGTCTGGACTTTCGGTGAATCTGGCACTACAAATTTCTACGATACAGCTGAATTTGATTTTACAACTGATTCCAGTACTATTAATGAATTTGAACCAGCAACGATAAGTAATGACTTGTCTAGCTTTCGTGACCCATACGTAAGGGTCGATTTAACTAATTTAAAAACAGGCAACAAATATATTGACAACTGGTTTGACGTTCGCATTTATACGGCTAATCGTGAAGAATATAGCTATGACACAATTTATCTTGGCTTTAATGACTTCTTCTATCTAGGGTTTCACGCTAGAAATACACGACGATTGCCCTACAACGTACAACTAGATATTGGTAATGAATACCTGGAATATCTTGATTTAAGTGCTGAGCAGAAAAAGCTTACAGCCTAGTCAGCATTTAATAGCTCTGTACACTCAGCAAGCAATTGAGCTTTGGTATGGTTGTCTACAAGGTCATTGCCTCGCTCTAGCGCCCAAGCAAGCAGTTGTTTTTTAGTCATTTTTTTAAGTTGATTTTCAGTTGTTAATTCTGGAATCTCAACTTCTTTAATTTTGTCCGGCACTACTTCCGAGGATGCTTCAGCAGTCACTTCTTCAGCAATTTCTGNTGGTTTATCTTCTTCAGGTTTTTCGTCTACAACAACCTCCATTGTTGGTGTAGGTAAACTAGCCAATGTCCGCTTGAGTACTGAACCGCCACTTACTTTTGAGAATTGATATTCTACTAATACTTCAGTGCTGTCAGCTGCTACGACTGCAATACGTTCGAGCTTACATCCAGGGAATGTGAAATTGCCATATCCATCATGTCGAATATCTACAGTCATTCCACCTTTCACATGTGGGATAACAAGACGTACAACAGTTCCGTTTGTTAGTTCAACACGAAAGATTCCGCACTCAATATACTGACTTCCTTTCCGGTTCCACCAACGGATAAATTTATTGATGGTGCCTGATTTAGGCTGAATTAGACGAATACGCCCTTCGGTGTTGTTTGTAAGAACATGATTAGCACCTTTGTAGACAACTCTATCAGCCATTTGTCTTTATTAAATATCTTCTACTATTTTAGGCTTTTTCGAATCTGATAGTTTGGTCCACCGTAAATTGTTTGCCCTACAGTCATCACGTTTACCGTTTATGTGGGTAATTACACTACATCCTTTTAAACGCCCATACGGTGTTGGTGGCATACCTAAAAATGCAAAAGCTACTAATGTATGAACAGGAACTGAAAGTGTTGACCTACGTCCAATTCGTTGGGTTAAATTAACGTATAGGTAACCTCTTTTAAGTTTAGGCTTCAGCAGCTTTTCGCTCACGCCTTTTGTGCTTTTGATATCACCCTTCTCATTTACGTAGTACTCAATGCAGCTCTCATACCCAGGAAGAGTATGGACTGGAACCCATATATCGCAATCTATAAAGTCCATACCCTAAATATTTGGGGAACGCTAGTAACAGTCTAACTATTGTTCTTTAATATACAATTATGTGGCTAAGTCGAAGTCACTATATAAACCTTTTAGCTTACGGAGTTAATCCACATGTGGATTGATAATGATTTTCCGAAGCTTCTTGGTGCAGAACTTTACCGTCCTCATCCGGCCTACATCATTGAGATGGCCGTTGAGCCCGTAGTAGTACACGACTTTTCAAAGCAGCCCGGCCAAACCGTGCAGCTTGATCGTTACCGCTTCTGGGGTAAGCCCGGCACCAAGGAGTCCCGTGAGCGGACTGCCGATCAAACTCTTGGCACCGCTTCCGCACGCAACATCGTGAAGGACAAGGTGCTGGTAACTCTCCGTGAGTACACCGGTCCCGCTGACACNCGCGACACAGCTGCNCCCTCTACCTTCAAGGTGGCNCGTGAAACCCTGATCACNGCACAGCGTCTGCTGCTNGATACAGGCAACCTNAACGTATTCCACCAGTCCATCGGTTCACTGACNCTGCTNGATGACTACCGTCGNTGGCGCGATCGGGTGTTCGCTAACGAACTCCTGAAAGCTGAAGCCAATGGTGCAGCCAACAAAGAGCAAGGTGGTTACTACCTGCCTGGCAGTAAAGCCAAAGGCGGTTCTGGTGGCACCTTGGGTGTGACCTACGCCGCTGGTGAGTCTGGCAAGTTCGACATCACCACCGACCTGCTCGAAGTCGTCAAGGACATGCGTAAGCGCAACGTCCCAACCTTCGCTGATGGTTACTACCGCTGCATCGTGGATCCAACCGCGATGATGCATCTGCGTCAGAACTCTGACTTCCGCGAGATTGCTCGCTATCCCGGCGCTGGCATGATTAACCCCATGCAGCCCAATGCAGCCCCCAATGCCAACTTCTATCAAGGCATGGGTCCTGCTTACGGCCAGGCTGGCTTTGTTGCCGGTCAACCCGTTATGCCTACCGGCTTCCTCTTTGAGGGTGTCCGTTGGTTCGAGTCCACCAACCTGCCTGAGACCTCCTACAACCTCGTCATCACTGATAAGGCTGCTGGAGCTGCAGACTACGCCGCTTCCCAGCTGATCTTCTTTGGTCCTCAAGCTGTGGGTGTAGGTATCGGTGGTAACAACGCTCAGATCCTGTTGAACAACAACGACGACTTTAGCCGTTTCATCATCATGATCTGGTCTCTGTTTGCCGGTTTTGAAGTACTTAATAAGGACTTCATCACGGTTGGTTACTCTTTCGTTTACTGATAGGAGGTAACTAACAATGTCCGTGATTTTTCCTGGTAACTACGTAGCTGATCTCAACGCTTACCGCGAACAGGGTGTGTATGCCACCCCTGGTGTTGAGTTCTATCAAGTACGCGGTGTAGCTCTGGTGTCCGCCAACCTTTCTGGTGGTGGCACGCTTAGCCCTCAGATCCTGTCTCCTGACCTGCGTGCAGATGACAAGCCCCGTTTGGATAAAGCCTTTAAGGTTCCTGCTGGCGCTACCGTCTATCGCACCGCAATCAATGCTGTGAACCTAAAAGCTTCCGGCACTGATACCGTCCGTGTCGATGGTCTGACCACCACCACCAACACCGAAGCAACTCTGACTGCTTCTGGTGGTGTGTTCCCTGCAGCTGGTGCAACTACTTCCTTCGACTTTGGTACAACCAAGTCTGTCGAAAGCAGTGAAATCACCATTACCGCTCCTTACTCTGGTGCTTTGACGATCGATAATCCTGACGACCAGGCTTATGTGATTGTTGAAGTTTGTTACTTCAAGAACGGTGCTGCTCCTGTTGCTGATGACTGCAACGTTCCTTACAAAACCGAAGCCGGTTCTGGAACCTGATCATCAAGCTAATAGCAATAAAGGCGCTCCTCTGTGGGCGCTTTTTTTGTGCCTATAATGTTAGTGAAGTCAGTTATAGATTATGTCCAACTTATTCCAAGATTCAAAAACAGGAAAGCTAGTTGAGTTTATCAATAAGCACGACAAAGAATTTGCAATGGTGCGTGATGCTGGAGGCAATAT